AACAATTATGTTTTTGATACGCATTTTTGCGGCAATGGATAAGTCTTTCATTGTTGTTTGTTATTATTGATTAATGAATGAATTGACCAACTAACATACCAAGTGCAAAGATATATGATATGTTTTCACCTTTTTCACCTTCATCTATTTGTATACTTAGTTTTTGATTAGGCCAAGTACCATGTATTTGTGAAGGTACATCTGCTTTGAATAGTAGATTACGAGCTTCTGTTACCCTTGCTGATGAGCAAGTAATAGGTATTGGTACATTGATGTATTTCATGATTACTACTTCAATTGTTTAATCTTTCTTTGCCAGTAAGGTGTACATAGTTTTTCAAGGTGTTGTACATTATCAGCTTTCTCATCCATTATTAACCACAATCTATGTTTGTTGTAGTTGTCAATAGTTAGTATAGAAGCTGATATCTTTATAACTGAAATATAATCATGTTGGTGTTCTTTGGCGAAGTAGTATGCTGTTAAACAACGATTGAATAACAGTGGGTGATATGTTTCAAATACTATCTTTTGTATAGGTTTTAATTGTGGTTGACCTACACAGGCAAACAATAGTATGAATACATTGTAGTGTTGAAAGGTACTACGTTCTCTTTCAGGTGTTGTTGCCTCTATTGGTGGATGAGGTAATATTACTTGTTTTAAATCACTCATTTTGATTGATTCAAAGTGTAATGGTATTGTTTGTGATGAACATTTAAATTTACTCATAATGATATGTAATTTAGGGTTTATAATCAAATGAAAAAGTGCTGGCTTTTGGCTCAATCTTAATCCAAGTCCATTCACCAGCACTTAGTTACACCTGTTCATGTCGAGTTTTCTCGTTATGACAGTTTAACTACATTGTAGATGTAGTAGCTGTGTTACACGTCTCATCGACTGGTTGTAAGGAACAGCATGTCGACTAGTTTGTTGTTAGCAAGTATTTTCTTGCTTCTTTGACAGACATTACTGTCATCCAGACATTCTTTGTAGAATGATGTGTATTAGACTTACTTATCGTAAGAAGCATAACTTACAAGTTATTAGTCTCTTTACGATGTTAGATGTCGTATCACTTACGTGCTTTTTGTTTATGCTAACGGACAGTCATTGTACTTTGTTAACAATTTATGTTGTCTTATCAGTTCAATAGTTTGATGTACATATATTTACAGATTGCTGTCCGTAGCATTGTTATAGCTATGTAATTGGAATTGCTTTGCAATATGCAATAACACCATTAACGCGATGTTATTGATAATAGCCATGAATGACAGTCTTGGTGAGTTGTGAAAGAGTTAGACTCCCTTAGAAGGGAAGAATAACTCGCATTACAACGCTCTTAGTACGAGTAAAGGCTGAGGACAATGTCCGATTTGCCTTTATAGTACCGTGCGTCGACTAAGTCACCACGCTTCAGCGTTGGGACTGTGTCTGACCACGCCTGCTGAACTGATTTATCAGGAAGCTGGATGAGTGCAATGATGCTACCTGAAGGCAGTTGTTTACAACCACGAAAGGTGCAATCAAGCACGATGTCGCCGTCGTTCATAGCGACTGACGAAGGAATCGAAGATTTTGTAGGCATAGCAATGAAATTTAGTGAACGTTAGTGAAACTAAATTAGGCGGAGAGAAACAAGGGGGTAGTCCCACGCCGTTTCAGCATCGGGGAGGCTTGAATGAGGGTACTTCATGCGCGTCTGTATATTATATAAAAAATTTACGGGGGTTATCTATACAAGTACTGGTTCATGTTTTCGTATATATCAAGCAAATTATTTTTATAATAAAAAAATTTTAAATAACGTAACTTTTTACTACTATTATACGTATAATATGTACAATTTAATATATTAAAGATGATTGAAACAAAGAAACTAGCGGCTGAACTAAGTGCTAAAATCACTTATACGCCTGCAGACGACAGGTTACTGGTTAAGCCATTGAAGCCTGTTATGATTACTAAGGTTGTGCCGGTTCCTCCGAAGTCGCAACCTGACACACTCGACGATGTTGAGAGCTCCCCTGAAGTTAGTATGGAGAAAAAGAAGGTACCTGCTAACATGACTAAGGGTATCATACTGAAGTTAGGACCAGACTACGCAAACGATAAAGGTCCTTACTTTGGTCAGTTTGAGATAGGGGATGTAGTTATATACCCAACTTATGCTGGTATTAACTTTGAACTGTTTAAGGATACAAAGATGCTTAGGCGCTATGAGATAGTAGCTACAGAGAAGGGTGTCTAACTATACCTTATATTATATAGGAGAGGGTTATCAAAGTTTGATAACTCTTTTTTATTTAATAACGTAACCTTTTACGAAACATTACGTATACAGTAACATAACCAGTCTAACTCTGAGTAGGGTAGAAAGCTCGAAAAGACAGCTGGGGGGTGTGATTGACAAATAGTCATGGTGTCCTCCAGGGTAAGAAGAAGAACTGTAAAAGAACAACGGCCACGGCCTGTATGGCAAGGGAACAGTGGACTAGGGGCTAAATACCAAGTTGTTTAAGTAGCACTCTTTAAAAGCATAAGGAAACAAATTAACGTTGGTTTCAGGGGCGAATTGTGAACTGAAGTGAACAAACCCAGTACTGAATAGGACAATAAGAAGAAGAAAGGCAAGAATTATAGACTCCAGTGATGGGGTCTTTTTTATTTAATACTATATAGTTATGAAGATAAAACAAATGAAACCGTGGATGATTAAGTTAATGCCTAACGTTTTAGGTATTACTTTATGTCCTTTTGGTATATACCTGAAAAGACCGCCAAAGAAAGTAAGTAAGGCTACTATCAGTCATGAAGAGATACACTGGCATCAACAAATTGAGATGCTGGTTATACCTTTTTACATGTGGTACTGTGTTGAATATCTGATTAAGTTACTTAAATATAAAGGTGCAGCATACTACAATATATCGTTTGAAAGGGAGGCTTATACGAATGAGACTTCTTTTAAATATGTTGAAAACAGGGAGTTATATTCTTGGTTTAAATACTTATAATAACTTGTGTTTAGTGTAACTTTGTGTGTTTTTAAACGTATAAGTAGTATGAAAGATACATTTACACTTATGTGTGAAGCGGGTTTGAAACAAGCTTTGCTAGACAAGGATGGATGGTTAGCTCACTTCTACAGCACTATGCTTAGGGATAGTACTCCTATACTTAATCCAAGAGTTTATACTATTACAACTAAATGGGTAGACTAATGGTTGTACTAGATATAAATACAAAGAAGGTTATTGAGAAGTTCTCATGGTGTCCTGGTCATGTGTACTGGTCTACACTTGAAGGTTGGGCTCAGTACAAACTTGACATGGTTGAGTTTGGTAAAGCAATGAAAGTAATTGAAGATGTATATTGGTATGGGGCGTAAAGAAGTCAACTGTTTAGGTAGTGCGTGTGAGCACTTCAGGGAGTATTACCAAGTAGATAAATATGGTACTGGTTACATACCAAGGTTTGGACAGTCAATTAAGTATTGCACACACCCAAACGTATATACTATGAAGCACACCTGTGAAGATACTGGTACTCCTATAACAGTACTGAATAGTTGTCCTAACTTAAATTAAAGTAACAAACACTAATAAAACAAATGTTGAAGTTTAAAGATATAGAATTATCAGACCACACTTTCACAAGGAAGTACAACGGTGTAAGGTACACTTACGAAATACCTAACCTTATACAGTACGCTAAAGAGCAGGGTTACAAGTCTTTTGACTTACCTATTGAAGGTATTGATATGTCATCAATAATGTGGCACATAGATAATATGCGTGACTTTGCTTACCACATGAGTAGGATTAACAAAGCTGACTTTAAACATCCAGTACTAATTGATAGTTATGGTACTATATGCGATGGCTGGCATAGGGTAATAAAAGCAGTTATGTTAGGCCATAAAACAATTAAAGCTATACGTATGCAAGACATGCCTATAGCATCAAGTACGGAGGAGGTAGAATAATGAATGTAAGGTGTCATAACTGTTTAGCACTAGTATTTTTAGAGTTAGACGGACCAGAAGTAGCAAGGTGTCCTAATTGCGGGTGTTTAGTAACATTTGAATAGCATGGTGATTAATATGTTGTTGTGGGGTTGTCTAGCTGTAGTATACTTTATATTAGATGGTATAGGTGCTAAGAACATAATAGCTACTAATAAGTTACATAGACTTACAGCAGCTAACACAAGCGCAGCAATGTATTTATTCGGGGTTATAGGGTCATACATCTGCGTGACTGAAGGATTAATAAACATTATACCTATTATTGTGGGGGCTTGGTTAGGTACCTTCTTCGCAGTAACTTGGGAAATTAAAATAAAGAAAAAGAATGGGAGTAGAAGGATTAAAATATGATAATGATAAACTACGCTGGGACTTAATTCCGATGGAATGTGTTGAGGACGTAGTAAAGATACTCACTTTCGGTGCCAAAAAGTATGCCCCTAATAACTGGCAACTTGTAGACAACGGTAAGGAGCGTTACTGGGCAGCCTTAATGAGGCACTTAGTAGCTTACAGGAAAGGGGAGTTAGTTGATTCAGAGTCAGGTGAGCCACATCTGAGCCATGCAGCTTGCTGCTTAGTGTTCTTAATGTGGTTAGAAAAACAAGGTAATATAAAGGAGTAATGATAACACCTTATAAATATAGATTTACACTAGGTAGAAATACACCTAGAACACCTGATGGCCTGTACATAGTACAGTTCGACGGTAGAGAAGTAAAAACAACCAATAGAACCATTGAGTTTAACGCTGGTACTGAACTGACCCTAGAGCAGTTTAATGAAAGAGTTAAAGGGACAGAGGGTATAGAGAACGTATACGGTATATTTAAAGACTCCTTAAAAACAGAACTTAACAAGTTTCTTGAGTGGGTAGGTAATAATTACACTGTTGATGAAGGTCACGAGAATGGATGGACTAAGGACGGTGAAGTGTTTCACACTACTGAAGTTGTTGTTGATTACTTGGACAGACAAACACTAAGCTTAAACTAATGACAAGACAAGAAACTATAAAGACAGCAACAGAATACTTTAAAGGTAACGACCTCCAAGCTAATGTTTGGGTTGATAAATATTGTCTACAAGACAATAAAGGCAACTACTTAGAGGCTACACCTGATGATATGTTTCACAGGCTAGCTAAAGAGTTTGCTAGGATTGAGGCTAAGTACTCCGTGCCTATTGACGAGGAAGATATATACGAATTATTGAAAGATTTCAAGTATGTCATACCTGGGGGTTCTATACTGTTTGGGGTAGGTAATAACTACACCTATACTTCTTTAGGTAACTGTTTTGTAATTGGTGACACTACTGATTCTTATGGGTCTATACTTAAGATTGATGAGGAGCAGGCACAGTTAATGAAACGTCGTGGTGGTGTAGGGCATGACTTGTCACACCTTAGGCCTTATGGGGCTAGTGTAAACAACGCAGCTTTAACCTCTACAGGAGCTGTAAGCTTCATGCACAGGTACTCTAATACTACACGTGAAGTGGCACAGGGGGGCCGTAGAGGCGCTCTAATGCTTACTATGAATGTAGACCATCAAGATATCAACCAGTTTATTGAATCTAAGGCAGATACTACCAAACTAACTGGTTGTAACATAAGTGTAAAGGTTACTGACGACTTTATGGAGAAGGTGAAATCAGGCGATGAGAAAGCTAAAATCACATGGAGTAAGTTAATAAACCAGGCATGGTCTACAGCTGAACCAGGTGTACTGTTTTGGGATACTATAATAGAGAACAGTCCTGCTGATAAATATCCTGGGTTCAAGTCCACAAGTTGCAACCCCTGCGGAGAAATTAACCTTTGTCCTTATGACACATGCAGGCTGATGTCTATTAACTTATTTAGTTTTGTGGTTAATCCTTTTACTAAAGATGCATACTTCAACATAGATTTGTTTAAGTATATTACTGGTCAGGCACAGCGTTTGATGGATGATGTAATTGACCTAGAATTAGAGAAGATTAATCGCATATTACAGAAGATACAAGACAAAACAGACGATGACACAACTACCAGGGAAATACTTCTGTGGATGAAGATAAAGGATAAACTTCTATCTGGTCGTAGAACAGGTTTGTCAGCTATAGGGTTAGCAGACTGTCTAGCAGCTTTAAATATAAAGTATGGTTCCGACGAGTCTCTAAAGGTAACTGATGATATATACAGGAGTTTTCATTACGCTGCTTACAAAGCTAGTGAGGATATGGCAATAGAACGCGGACCCTTCCCCATGTGGTCTGAACCTATTGACGAAAAGCCTAGACGTAACATTGCTTTACTTACCATACCACCTTCAGGTTCACTAGCCATCTTAGCAGGCATTTCTAGTGGTATAGAGCCAGTATACAAACTAGAGTATACTCGTAGACGTAAGGTTGAGAAGGGCTCACCTAACGTAGTATACACAGACAAACAGGGGGACGAATGGGAAGAGTATACTGTATATCATCCTAAGTATAGTATGTGGTTAGATGTACAAACCGCGGAAATGTCTAAAGAGTTTTGGGTAACTGGTGAAAGTATAGTTAAAGAATGTCCTTATACAGGTGCTACAGCGTATGACCTAGACCCGATGCAACGTGTAAAGATGCAGGCTACAATACAGAAACATATCGACCATTCCATATCTTCTACATTAAATTTACCTAAAAACGTAACAAAAGACGAAGTTTCTCGTATATATATGAGTGCGTGGGAACTCGGCTGCAAAGGTATAACGATTTATCGTGATGGTTGCAGAGACGGTGTACTAATTACAAAACAACCTGAGGTTACTGAATTTAAGCAACACTCAGCACCAAAGAGACCGAAGAAGCTTACATGTGACGTTAAATACGTTAAAGTAAAAGGAGTTGAATATTGTATACTCATAGGACTGTATGAAGGTAAACCTTACGAACTCTTTGCACTTGACAACGCTAACTTTGAGAAACACACGAAATCTAAATATTCGATATTCAAACTAGGTTCAGGCAACTATGTGTTGCTTAATGAAGACAACACTGAACAGATGTTTGCAATATCTGAGAGATTAACAGACGAACAAGTTGCGATAGGAAGACTGATATCAACATCCCTTAGACATGGGGCAGAGATAAAGTTCATAGTTGAGCAACTTAATAAAACAGAGGGAGAGCTGAACTCTTTCAATCGCGCAATAGCACGTGTACTCAAGTTCTACATACCTGATGGGGAGCAACTTAAAGGCTCTATTTGTCCAAACTGCAACGACAAGATGGTAATAGAAAACGGATGCGAGGTGTGTAAAAGTTGCGGACAAAGCCGGTGCTCGTAATGGCAGCTAAACAATCTATAGGTAAGTACCAGAAAAGGGAGCATAGTAAGCATCCTGGTATTCACGCAAAAAGTAAAATGTCTCCTAATAAGGGAGCAGACAATTATTATAAAAAGAATCGTGGGCAAGGAAGATAAATATACAATAACAGTAGCACACGTTGTGTTAGCCTCATTCCTGGTTTATATACTAACTAGTTGGAGTGTAGCTTTTGATGTGTGTATATTTGCCCTCTTGATAAAATTAATAGAAAAATAATGGAAGTAACAGTATTTAATACACAACTTGGTAGATGGATTGATTATGATGTCTCTACCACAGCAAATACCCCTAAAGGAATAAGTTTTTATTCTAGGGATGAAGATGGCTATTATTCCCCTACATACCATGAGGAATTTATAGTAAAGAAAGTAAAACCAAGTATCTACCAGAGACCAATATTTAGGTGTAAAGCAGACGAGTATAAATATCAGTACACAGAAAAGAAAACTAAAACTGTAACAACTGAGAGTGATATATACTACAATGACCGTAGAGACAGGTTTATTACCAGAACAAAGAGTAATACAAACGTACGTACAATATACACTTGGTAACATGTACTGGGCACAACCTTTAAAATGGTACAGTTTCAGGGCTAGACGTATAAGGAAAAGATTGAATAAGTTTTTAGATTTAGTAGAAGATAATAGAGAGTACGTTACAGAAGAGTTGATATATCCTATATATAAGGTGTACAACCACAGTAACATGCTAAGTATTAAACAACTAAACTTAACAAAGCTACCAGTTATAGAAACAATACAACTACTACACGTAACCCAAGTTTCCTGTAAACCATTGGAGTTTGAACCTAGAAAACTAAACAGAACGTAATGAATAACGTACATTTTAAAAGCAGTGATAGGGAATGGGAAACACCAGAAGTTGTATTTCAACCACTAAAGAAAGAGTTTAACATACTAATAGATACTTGCGCTAACGCAGAAAACACCAAGTGCAAAGTATACTTCGATAGGAAGTTAAACGGTCTAACAGCTAACTGGGCTGAAAAGCTCAAGCTAGTGGGTGGTAACGGAGCTTGTTGGATGAACCCTCCCTACGGACGCGGAATAGATAATTGGATTAAGAAGGCTCATGACGAAGCACAGAAAGGTGTAACAACCGTAGCTCTCATACCCGCCAGAACCGATACATCATGGTTCCATACTTACATCCACAATAAACAAGAAGTTAGATTCCTTAAGGGTAGAATTAAGTTTGTTGATGCAGAGTCATCGGCCCCATTCCCCTCAATGATAGTAATATTTAGACCAATACAAGAAGTAAAACAAACAATATTAAACACAATATGGAAAAAGTTAAAGTGGTAAAAGCAGTACCTGGTCTGCTTAAAGTCGGTGATGTACTTACCTCACCAGCAGCAGGTTGTGATTTCAATCTCGAAGAGACTGTAAAAAAAGGTTCTAGCGCTAGTGAACGTTATGTAAGTCTGGACTATGTAACAGTTAGTGAGAATATACCACAGTTCTTTGTGTTTGACTTGTCAGACTTTGAAAACAAATGTACGGACTGTGAAGCATGTACTTGTGGTGATATAGAAGAAGCTATGAGAACAGATGCAGAAATAGAAGACAGATACTTCTTCTTTCAAGAACAGTTTGAAAAAGCAAAACCAAACTCAGAGCAGGCTGTAGTATTTCAGAATCTTATTTGGTTTATAGAGTGGTTATATGGATATAAAGAACTGGTTTAAGAACATGGGACGTAAGAAAAAAGAGGTAGTACCTGAAGTAGTACCTAACCCAGAGGCAAGAAAGTTTGAGTGGTCAGACTTAGTTATTCAGTGTAAATGTGGTAACACCCAAACACTTAATAAAGGAATGAATGATGGACTTCAGCTTTTACTCTTCCCAACAGACGCATCATTTATTAAGTTAATGTGTGATAAATGTGGTAGCGAGTTAACTCTTCGTCTTGTCGAGGGGGTAAAGCCTGAAGACGTTGATGAAACTGTAACAAGTTCAGAAATACAAGATGAAGGCGTACAAAAAGAAGATAAGCAAGAAGAGGTTTTATAGAGAATATGTAAGCATACTTAACGGCGTACTTCAGCTCTCCCACCGGGAGGCTGATGTATTTGCCGTCTTACTGCAGATAAATGCGGAGTGGGGAAGTATGGTAAAACAAATCGGTAATGTACTTAGTACGGACGTGCGACGTCAGCTCATGCGAGAGACTAGAATTACCAAGACCAACCTAGCTAGATATGTTAATGTTCTCGTAGAAAAAGGTATACTAGTTCAGAACGAAGGTGAAAAGTACATGTTGAATGAGTTGTTTGTACCTACAATTGTAGACAATATTTGTGATGTAACGTTTACTTTAGAAGTAGTAAAATAGTATGACTGACAAGATATACAGTCAGATAAGTAAGCTGAGTGGTAAGGATGTGCGGTTGGTGAGAACTGCCGCGCATCATCCCTTCAGCTTTTTTAGTTCTGTAATGGCTAACACACACGACCATCGTCCAGTCAGGTTTAGGTACCTTGGTGTATTCAAGGTCAAAACACACTGGCGCAAGGGTCTTAAGAAGACTTCAGTAGTTGGTATACCTAATGAAGGAGATGTTATTTATGCTAGGGTACCAGAGCAAAAATACAATAAAACATACATAAATCTAAAGAGGGGGTGTATAAAAGAAGGTAATTTTGAGGCAGATGACCTTTCTGTAGTTTGCCCTATCTCTGCTATACAGTTCTGGTCGTCAGTAATTGAGTCCGAATAGTATAAGACTTTTATAACCACTAGGCGCAACAAAAGTGTAGTCCATACGTACACCTAGTATGGCAAAGATTTTTGATATAATCAATGGAGAAGTTTCTATAACACCAGAAGCACTGGTCATTCCAGCCTTCAAAGCTATATGGGATAGTGATAAATCGAAGTCTAAGGACAAAGCTAAAGACGAAATCAAGTATGTAGCATTCCTTTGTGACTCTACTAAATCACCATACAAAGACTTCCCTGAGTGGGAGAAGGCTAAGGTTATAAAAGCAGACCTGTTTAAAGATAAGGACTGGGAACCTAACGAAACCGTAAAGTGGGCGTGTGACGCATTTTCAAAGATGTCGGAGACGCCCGCAATACGTTTGTTACGGGCTTCTAAGTCAGCTGTTGACAAGCTTGCAATCTACTTAGAAAGTGTAGATTTTGAGAAGCTTGATGCCAATGGTAAGCCATATTCCGCAAGGGATGTGGTTTTCAACTTAGGTAACATTGGTAACCTGGTTAAGTCACTTGCAACCTTAGAAGAGGCTGTTAAACGTGAGCAATCAGAGGGTAACAGAATACAAGGTGGTACCGAAATAAACTACTTCGAAGACCCAGATAACGAATAAATGATACACAGAGAAACGAACGGATTGTATGTCATCGAACCTAAACCTATACTTAATTCAGATAAGTTCAGGCAGGCAGCAATTCACTTCCAAAAGTATGGATATTATACAGCAGCTCCTGTAAGCACAACAGCGTACCTTGAGTATTGGCGAGAGGAACGTACTAGATGTTTAGAGGGATATTATGCAGAAGATGGTGACTGGATTTCCGGTTACCATTATTTTTATCTGAACTACTGTCCAATACTTTTGATTAGAGAAGAAACACTTACTGATGCGCGCAAGCACACACGTAAGATAGTAGTACGTAAGCGTGATTTTCCAGACTTCTGGGACTCGGATTATGACTATTTTATGGCTATTGAGAACGCTGAACGTGAGGGTAAACACTTAGTTGTACTTAAGGCCAGAGGTAAGGGATACTCCTTTAAAGGTGGTTCTATGTTATGTAGAAATTACTTTCTTATAAAAGAGTCTAAGTCTTACGCTATTGCGTCAGAGATGGAGTATCTTACCAAGGATGGTTTGTTATCCAAAGCTTGGGAGTTCATGGACTTCATAGACCAAAACACAGGGTGGGCTAAGAAACGTCAGAAATTAAACAAGATTACACACAGGCGTGCTTCATACTTAGCCACAGACGACCGTGGTATTAAGACTGAACGTGGTTATCTATCAGAGATAATGGGTATCAGTTTGAAGAATGACCCTGATAAAGCTAGAGGAAAGAGAGGTAAACTCATACTCTGGGAGGAAGGTGGTAAGTTCCCAGACCTTGTAAAGGCTTGGCAGATAGCACAACCTTCAGTAGAAAGGGACGGTGTAGCGTTTGGTTTAATGATAGCATACGGTACTGGTGGTTGCTTAACTGAAGGTAACAAAGTATGGACGGCTGACGGTAATTTAATTGACGTAAAAGATGTTACCAAGAAGTCAGGTATATTAGGATTTTCCGGGGATTCAGTGTCCAAAGAAAACGTGACGTGGTTACAACCACCGTCTGAAAAGCCGTGTGTAAAGATAACGACCAACACCAGGAGGGTAATAGAGTGTAGCACTGACCATCCTATACTTACAGCTATACAAAATTATGGTAATAACAACAGGGGTAGAATCTACGGTAATAAATTTGTAGAAGCTAAAGATTTAAGTGTTGGAAACAAGGTAGCTATCATAGATGAGGTGCCTATATTCGGGTCTAATAAAATGTGGGAACCGAGAGTGGTCGGTTGGTTAATAGGAGACGGTAGTTATGGTAAAAACCAACAACCTAGGATTTCAAACTGTGAGGAAGAAATAAACGAATACATTGAAAGTAAATTCGATTATACTACAAATATAAAAAGGTTTACTAAGGGAGGTAAAGTTTATAAGGAAACAGCAATATTAGCATGTAATGAAAATCTTAGAAAACTAGGTATCTATGGGCAAACTAAACTTAATAAAACATTTCCTTCCAATATACACATTTATTCAAAAGAAGATTTACAGGAGTTTATAGGGGGTTTGTTTGATACAGACGGTTATGTTGCTATACGAAAGAATAAGAGTAGAAACACTTGGATTGGGGAGATCAGTATATCCTCTGCTTCAGAAGCACTGTTAAACGAACTAAGGTTTTTATTACAGAAATTTGGTATACACGGTCGAATTAGAGAAAGATTACCAAGAGAAAACAATACAAAAGATAGAAATAATTGGTATGAATTCACGATTGCGGACACTGTAAGCCTTCTAAGATTTATTGATAACATAAAACTGTTTCCAAAAGAAAAGCAAACACGTTTAGATTTATTAAAACAACAGTTTGAGAAAATAAAACCACATGCAGAATATGCTGGTTATAGGTATGAAGAGGTTATAAGTATTGAATACACAGGTATAAAACCAGTTTATAATCTAACCGCTGGAGTAACGCATACCTATATAGGAAACGGTATTATAACACACAATACTGAAGAAGCAGACTATGAAGGATTGAAGGAATTATTCCTTTATCCTGACGGTTACAATGCTTTACCGCTAAAAAATGTTTGGGACGATGGTGGGGGTAAGTGTGGTTTTTTTGTGCCTGAGTACGTTAATATGTACGGTGAGGACAAGGACGGACACCAACTCATGGACGAAGGCGGTAACACAGACTATCACACAGCTACTAGATATGCACTCGCACTACGCGATGTAGTATTAAAAGGTGCTAATGACAGGCAGTCAATAGACCGTTACATCGCCGAACACCCGTTCACACCTACAGAAGCTTGCTTACAATTAGCAGGTAACATCTTCCCCAAAGAAGAACTTATACGCCATCTTGCGTACGTACGTAATACAGAGGCTCTTAGCAACTACAAACAAGTAGGAGACTTAGATTACGGTGCTAAAGGCACGTTGGTATGGACGCCAGCAACTAAGCCTAGAGACATAACTAAATACAGACTTAAGTCTGACGATAACAAGAAGGGTCAAATCGTTATATGGGAGCACCCAGTGGATGACCCCCCATATGGTCTTTACATTGCCGGCTGTTTAACCCCAGGTGAAAAAGTTCTAACAGACAGAGGACTTGTAAGTGTTGAGGACGTAACATTAAAAGACAGACTTATAAATAAAGAAGGAAACAGTGTTAGAATAAGAAACTTACAACGAAGACAAAAGGATAACCATGATGTGTTTAAATTCAAAATGTCTAACACCTACAGAACTACAACTTTTACAAGAGGGCACCCCTTGTTTATAAGTAAAACACCCTATAACAAAAATAAAACAATAAATGAAAAAGGATTTGATTTTAAATTTACAAGGGCTGATAAGATAGAACCAGGAGATTGGACAAAATGGCCTAATGTATATAACACAACCAATCCTTTTGATATTTCCACATTGTGGACAAACGGAAACAACAGTGTAGATAAACTGATAGAGAACCCTTTATATAATAAGGATTTTTGGTGGTTTGTTGGTTTATGGTTAGGTGATGGTTGTTGTTACAACGATAGAATAAGTATATCGTACAATAAAAGTGAAAAGTATTACGTAGACAAAACCTGTAAGGTAGTTAAGAATTTATTAAATAGGAGTCCTCAACTATACAGTAAAGGAGAAAATGTAATAGAGTGTAATTTTAACTTTAAGCAACTATCTAACTTTTTAACTTTACATTTTGGAAAATATGCTCACGGTAAGTTTTTACCAGAGTGGGTTAAGAGGTTGGACCCTGTTTTTAAAAGGCAGTTGTTACTGGGTTATTTAGATTCTGATGGTTGTGTGACGAAACACACTAAAGGTTACTACTCAACAGAGTTTGTTAGTGTTAGTCTTGAATTACTAGAAGGATTTCAGGATATACTTTTTAGCTTAGGTATTATAAGTGGCCTGAATAAACTAAGAGATGTTAGCAAGGCAATTTTATCAAACAGAGAAATCAATCAAAAAAAGTGTTATCACCTCAGGTTGTCACACCACTCAACTTTAGAATTTGCAAAACAAGTTGATTGCAGCGAGGATTTAAAAATAAAAAGAATAGACTTTAACAATCTACCAAGTGTTAGAATGAGACCTAAGGATGGTTGTTTTTTTAGTCAGGATTTAGAATACATTTATTTCCAAATAAAAGAGATTACTCATAGTTTGTACACTGGTACTGTCTATAATTTTGAGTGTGATACACATAATTACATTTCTCACCACATATCACAAAAAAATTGCGACCCGTACGATCATGACCAGGCAGCGACAAGCGACTCTCTTGGCTCTGTATTCATATACAAGCGATTTCAAAACTTTGAGTCCTATTATGACACCTTAGTAGCTGAGTTTACTGGTAGACCTAATACAGTTAATGAGTTTTATGAAACAGTACGTAAATTACTGTTATACTACAATGCTAAACTGCTGTATGAAAATGAAAAACCTGGGTTATTTGCATATTTTACTAATAAGCACAGTGAGCATTTACTAGCTGACCAGCCTGATATAATAAAGAATATAATTAAAGATTCTAAGGTTAATCGTAGTAAAGGTATTCACATGGCTGTGGGTATTAAAGACTGGGCTGAATTGAAAGCCCGTGACTGGTTAAATGAAGAGTATGAACCAGGTAAAAAGAACCTAACAAAGATATTATCAGAGGCCTTACTTGAGGAGTTAATCTCCTATAACAGAGATGGGAACTTTGACCGTGTTATTGCATTCATGCTTGTAATGGTATACAAGGAAGAACTGCATAATAGACACGTAAAACAAACGAAGGAAGAAGAGCATGGTAGGAACCTATTCAAGGTACCTTTATTTCGTAATGCTGACATCCCCCGCTTTATTAACCTTTAACAAAAAACAATAAATGATAAGTGATAAGAAGTCCGTATTTCCTGCCCAGAAACTCCCACTAAGTTCTAAAACAGAACAGTGGAAAGAGGCCTGTGTTGACGGTATTGTAGGGAGGGAGGCTGGTTTTGGCGTTGAACGTGAACGCATGAAAACCGCATACGACTTGTATAACGGTATCTTTAAAGAAGAAGATTTAAAGTATGTTACTAATCCATTCAAAGTAGACGATAGCTTCCCAGCATCATTACAGAATTTTAACATAATTAGACCAAAGATTAATCTCTTACTTGGTGAACAAAGTAAGCGTCCTAACAATATCATAGTATACCAGACCAACGAGGATGCTGGTAAACAGATGAAAGATAAGATGAAGAAGATGATTCTTGACGCTATGTTTGAGGATATACAGAAGAATACCGACCCGAATCAACAACAGTCTGAAGAGGCTAAAGCTAAGTTCGAAGAGGAAATTCAGAAGATAACCAACTATGTTTCTAGTGACTATACTAATCCAGCAGAGCAAGTAGCACATAATGCCTTGGAATATCTTAAAGCTAAGTTAGACTTAGATATGGAAGATATGAAAGGTTTTAAAGACGGCTTGATTGCAGGTAAAGAGATATTTTATACAGGTATATCTAATGGGGACCCTATAACAGAAAGGGTTAACCCTATCGAATGCTCGCACGATAACGATCCAGAGATGGATAATATCGAGGATGGTGATTGGTTTGTACGTCATATGAAAATGACACC